TTCATTATCAGTCTCCGTATGCCCAAGTGCAAACGCATATGAGATGGCTGCAAAAACAACAACAAATGACGCTTCAACAGCTGTTGGAGATACAACAATCGTTTTAACTTCAGGCACAGACTTTGCAGTCGGTGATATAGTTAATTTCGCTGAAGCTGGGGGACACGAATATAGAGTTACTGCTGTTAATACAAACACATTAACTATCGTAAGACATCCTTCAGGTACAGGTGGATTACATACTGCTGTAGCAAACGGATCTGCTGTAAGAAGAAGATGGAAATACTACGATTTAGTAGATACTGCTCCAGGTACTTCAACTTACACATCAACAAGATCAGGTTCTGGAGATGAAATGCACATTGTCGTAGTAGATGAAGACGGTGCAATCACAGGTAACGCTGGCGAAGTACTAGAAGTTTATGATTCAGTATCAAAAGCTTCAGACGCTAAAACGGCACAAGGTGATTCAAACTATTACGTTGATGTTGTTTATAACAAATCACAATACATCTATTGGATGGACCACGTAGCAACAGGATCAAATTGGGGTTCTACTGCAACTGGTACTACATTTACAGCATTATCACTACCTTTTACTAGATCACTAGTAAGTGGTGCTGATGGTTCTGCTGTTAACAATGCTCAATTAAAAACTGCTTATGAAAAATTTGCAGATGGTGATACAGTTGATGTTAATTTAATCATCGCTGGTAAAGGTGACGGTACTCATTTAGATAACCTTATCACAATTGCAGAAAACAGAAAAGACGCTGTTGTATTCTGCTCACCTGAAAGAGCTGACGTAGTGAATGTAACAAACGCTACTACTCAAACTAGTAACGTTAAAGCATTCTTTGATTCAATTAGATCATCATCTTACGCTGTATTTGATAGTGGATACAAATACACTTATGACAAATACAATGACGTGTTCAGATATGTACCTCTTAACGGAGATACTGCTGGATTGGCTGCAAGAACAGATTTAGTCGCAGACTCATGGTTCTCACCTGCTGGTTTCAACAGAGGAGTTATGAGAGGTGTGGTTAAACTTGCATACAACCCTAACAAAACACAAAGAGATGAATTGTACAGAGCAAGAATAAATCCAGTTGTAACAATGCCAGGACAAGGAACATTATTGTTTGGTGATAAGACTGGTTTATCAACGCCGAGTGCATTTGATAGAATAAACGTAAGAAGATTGTTCATTACTTTGGAGAAGGCAATATCAACTGCTTCTAAATTTCAATTATTTGAATTTAATGACGAGTTTACAAGAGCTCAATTTAGAAACATAGTTGAACCATTCCTAAGAGATGTACAAGGTAGAAGAGGTATTACAGACTTTTCAGTAGTTTGTGACGAAACAAATAACTCTCCAGACCTTGTTGTTGATAGAAATGAGTTTAGAGCAGATATATTTGTTAAACCAAATAGATCAATCAACTTCATAACATTACAATTCGTTGCAACAAGATCAGGTGTTGCATTTGAAGAAGTGGTAGGAGGATAAACACATGCCAAATATAAATGACTTTAAAGCTAAGTTAAGAGGCGGTGGTGCTCGTGCCAATCAATTTAGAGTAACAATGCCTTTCCCAGGTTATGCTGCTGTAGGTGGGGAGACTGAAAACATGTCTTTCTTATGTACATCAACATCTTTACCAGGGATGACACTAGCGGAAGTTGCTATTCCGTTTAGAGGAAGAGAGTTATATGTTGCAGGTGATAGAACATTTGCTACATGGACTACAACTATTCTAAATGATACTAACTTCTTAATACGTAACGCTTACGAAAGATGGTTAAACGGTATCAACAATATGTCAGATAACGAGGGGTTAGTAAATCCTGTAGATTATCAAGTTGACTCATTTGTTGATCAGTTAGACCGAAATGGTAACGTGATTAAATCATACACATTCAGAGGAATGTTTCCAACAACTCTGGATGACATTGCGCTATCTTATGGTGACAATAATACTGTAGAAAGTTTTACTGCTACTCATAGATACCAATACTTTGAAACAAATACTACTACTTAATACCATTATAAGTATTAGTAATAGGAGAAACTAAATTATGGCTGAACTGTTTGGGTTTAAAATAGAGCGACTGAAAGGTCCCTCAACCGATCCAAGACAAAATATAGTTCCACCTCAAGCAGAGGACGGCACACAAGTCGTCCCTGCTGGTGGGTTTTTTGCGTCTTATGGTGGGTTTGATGTTACTGCTCGTAACGAATTAGATTTAATAAGAAGATATAGAGAAGTATCACTCCATCCCGAGTGTGATCTCGCAATTGAGGATATAGTATCAGAAGCAATTGTATCTAACGAAAATCAACAATCTGTACAAGTAGATTTAAGTAAAATAGAGTATAGTGACTCTGTTAAGAAAAAAATTAGAGAGTCTTTTACTGAAGTTTTAAAATTATTAAACTTTGATATAAAAGGCCACGACATTTTTAGAAGATGGTATGTAGATGGTAGATTATTCTATCATAAGATCATTGATAAAGAAAGTCCAAGACTAGGAATAACTGAAGTAAGATATATTGATCCTAGAAAAATCAAAAAGATTAGAGAAATAAGAAAACAAAGAACAGATGGTATGCCATCTTCATTTGCTTTTGAAAACAAATTCCAAGAATATTTTATATTCAACGAAAGAGGAATACACCCGACTGCTACATCAAACGCAGGTGGGTTAAGAATAGCGACAGACGCTATTGCATTTTGTCCGTCTGGTTTAATAGACCAACAACAAAATACAGTTTTATCTTATTTGCATAAGGCAATTAAACCTGTCAATCAATTAAGAATGATTGAAGACGCTGTTGTAATATACAGAATTGCTCGTGCACCAGAAAGAAGAATATTCTATATTGATGTAGGTAACTTACCTAAAATCAAGGCTGAACAATATTTAAGAGATGTTATGGCTAGATATAGAAACAAACTTGTATATGACGCAAGTACTGGTGAAATAAGAGATGACAGAAATTATATGTCAATGTTAGAAGACTTTTGGTTACCTCGTAGAGAAGGTGGGAGAGGAACTGAAATTACTACTTTACCAGGTGGTCAGAATTTAGGTGAGATACAAGATATAGAATATTTCCAAAAGAAACTATATCGTTCTCTAAACATACCTATTAGTAGATTAGAAGGTGGTCAAGGTTTCAATCTAGGTCGTGCAGCTGAAATTAGTAGAGATGAAGTTAAGTTTACTAAATTCGTAGGCAGATTAAGAAAAAAATTCTGTATGCTTTTCCATGATCTATTGAAAACACAATTAATTCTAAAAGGTGTTATTGCACCTGAAGAATGGGATTCAATGATGGGAGATATTACATATTCTTTCTTACAAGATGGTTACTTTGCTGAATTAAAACATAGTGAAATGATGAGAGAAAGAGTACAACTTGCTCAACAACTGGAAGGTTATGTTGGTAAGTATTTCTCAAATGATTACATTAGAACAAAAATATTAAAACAAAATGAACAAGAACAAGAAGAAATTGATAAACAAATTGAAGCAGAAGGTTCTGAACAATCACAAGTGGGTAATGGACTTGATGATTTAGGACCTGTAAGTAATAAGAAACCAAATGGTGAAGCCCCAGCGGCAGCAGCTGCCACACAAAAGGCAGATAAAAAAGACTTTAAGGATGCTGAAGATAAAGCTAGGGAAAAATATAAGTCAGGAGATAAATAATAAATATGAGTAAAGAAAATATTAATAAATTCGTTAATTCATTAGAAAAAGGAGACGCTGCACAAGCAGGAGCTGATTTAAAAAATGCTCTTGGAGATAAAGTTTCGTCTGCTTTAGATGACGCAAAATCTGATGTGGCAAGATCCGTATTTACAGGACAACAAGGCGCAGACGCTCCAGAAGCAAATGTGTTTAGTGGTAATGATATAAGTGCTGAAACTCCTGCAACACCAGAGGCGCCAAGTGATGAAGTCGCTAAGTAAGTTTATAAAAGATAATATAACTGAAGGCAACGATTACAAACGTACTAGACAGTACAATAAACTTACGCCTAAAATGAAACGTGCTGTTGACTTGGTGTTTAGAACAGCAGATAAAGACGGTGATGTAATTGCTAATTTTGAGAAAAATGTAAATGCAGCTGCAAAAGAATATGGTGTAAGAAAACAAGATTTAATGACGTATTTTGATAAAGAAACGTTAACAATTTTAAGGAGATAAAGATGGCAACAATTATACTAAAAGGAGCGCTAGTCGCAGGTACATTATCAGATAATTCAATCGGTAATGCTCACTTTGTAAGAATAGTCGCTACTGCTGGTACAAATACTATTACAGTAAAAGATGGTAGTACAGTTTTAGGTACGACTTTGTTACACTCTGCTGGTGATGAAATCACTATAGAGAAACATGCTAAACATACAATTTCATCAAGTGGTGCTGTAAGTGCTACTGCTGTAGGCGTAGGACACTAGTATGGCAGACATAGTTTCAACACAGGTATTAACAGATACGACAGGCGTAAAGTATGGCGTTAAAATGACTAATATTTCAGACGGTACAGGTGAAAATTTAGTTAAAAAAATTGACGCAAGTACAACAACTTTTATGACCGAAGATGGGGAAAGAAAAATCTCTAAAATCTTTTGGTCTGTAAATACGCAATCAGGCAAATCAGCAGTAGAATTAATATGGGATGGCGAAACAAACGCTACCGCAGTTACGTTGTCTGGTCAAGGTTTTTGGGACTTACGAGCAGATGGTAACGAGATAGCAAACAACGCAACGACACCAACAGGCGATGTTTTACTATCTACAAAGAATTTTGCAAATGGTGATAATTACACGATTTTAGTGGTATTTAGATAGCAATTTGTATAAATATTAGAGAGAAATTAGAGATAGATACAAATGAAATTAATTACCGAAGAAATATCAAACGCAAAATATATCGTAGAAGAAAAGAATGGTAAGAAAAGCTATTCTATCAAAGGTATATTCATGCAATCAGACGTGAAAAATAGGAATGGAAGAATCTATCCTAAAGAGATACTTCAAAAAGAAGTAGCTAGATATAATAGAGAGTTCATAGAAAAAAACAGAGCTTTTGGCGAACTTGGTCATCCTGATGGCCCGACAGTAAATTTAGAAAGAGTATCGCACATGATCAAAGCTCTCTCACCCGAAGGCAGTAATTTTATAGGTGAAGCACGAGTATTAGATACCCCATATGGAAAAATAGTGAAAAGTTTAATTGATGAGGGCGCTAGTCTTGGAGTTTCAAGTAGAGGAATGGGCACACTTGCAAATGTAGGTGGTGCTAATGTAGTCAAAGACGATTTTTATCTTGCAACCGCGGCTGATATAGTCGCAGACCCAAGTGCTCCAGACGCTTTCGTAGAAGGCATTATGGAAGGCAAAGAGTGGGTTTGGAATAATGGGATATTGACAGAGCAAGAAGTAGAAGAATTAAAGTTACAGGCTGAAGATAAGATTAAAAGAGAGAAAGTAGCAGACGTTAATGCTAAAGTCTTTGAATCTTTTCTTAAAAAGCTGTAATTTTATAAATAGTAATTGACACATTCCGTTAGGAATGGTGTAATTATTGCAATAACAACAACTAAAACTATTGAGGAGATAGAACAATGGCTGATAATACTGTGGCAGATATGCCAAAGAAAAACGCAGTCCCAGCTGAAGCGCCTAAATCATTGGCTGCAACTGTACAACAAGTACTAACAAAAGCAGTTACGCATCCAAGTGATCCAAAATCGGATTTCGCACAAGGGGTAAGTCATATTACTGGCGACCCACACCAAAAAAGTGCAGGCACAGCGGACACAGCAAAATCTCTAAAAGCTGAAGATACAGATAAAGAAGATAAAGAAAAAGAAACTTTAAAAGCTAACGCTGATAAAGAAAAAGAAGCTGTAAAAGAAGCGGAAGAGAAAAAAGAAGACGAGAAAAAAGACGTTAAAGAAGGCGAACTTCCAGCTGCTTTGCAAAAAGCAATTGATAAGAAAAAAGAAGACGCTAAAGAGTCTACTGAAGACAAAAAAGAAGACGAGAAAAAAGACGTTAAAGAATCTGAAACTGCAAAAGATAAAAAGGAAGATATGAAACACGGTTACGACAAAGACGGTAAATCATTAGCTCCTAAAACAGAATCAGATGACAAGAAAGAAGACGAGAAGAAAGAAGTTTCTGAATCTGAAGATAAAGAAGACCTAAAAGCAGAAAAAGAAAAAGAAATGCTTAAGGCTGAAATTGATCAAATTAAAAAAGAGCTTAATGATAAAGAAAAAATGATGGCTTCTTATGACAAAGAGATGAAAGAAGAAGATGAAAAAGAAAAAGAAGCTAAAAAAGAAATGACTGCTAAAGACAAAGTTAAAGATATGGACATGAAAGAAGATGTTGCTGCTTTAACTGAAGGCGAAGAATTAACATCGGAGTTTAAACAAAAAGCTGCGACTGTATTTGAAGCTGCTGTCAAAGCAAAACTCGTTGAAGAAATTGAGAATTTAGAAGGCGAGTATGAAACTAAAGTTAACGAAAAAGTTTCTGAAGTTAAAGAAGAAATCGTTGACAAAGTGGATGCTTATCTAAACTATGTTGTTGAGGAGTGGATGAAAGAAAACGAATTGGCAATAGAAAAAGGCTTAAGAAATGAGATTACTGAAGATTTTATCGGTGGTCTTAAATCTTTATTTGAGTCACATTACATCAATGTTCCACAAGAGAAGTATGATGTAATTGAATCTCAAGCTGCTGAAATAGAGAAGTTAAAAGAAGATATTAACAAATCTATTGAAAAGAACGTTGAGTTAAATCAGAAAATTGCAGAATCAACTAGAGAAGACATTATCAAAGATGTTTCATCTGACTTGGCTGCAACTGAAGCTGATAAACTTAAAGGTTTAGCAGAAGGAATTGAATATAAGGACGCTGACAGTTTTAGAAAAAGTGTAGAAACATTAAAAAATTCTTACTACCCTAAAGCAAAAGCGAGTGATACTGAATCTAATGAAGTGGCGGGAAATGCTGGTACAGATAATTTATCTGAATCAATGGCTGCATACAGCGCTGCAATTAGTAAATCAAAGAAAAATCCTTATCTTAAATAGATAGGGGTTTTAGTTAATTAACTAAAAAGAAGGAGAGATAGAAAATGTTTTTATCTGAATCAATACAATCAAAGTGGCAGCCCGTTTTGGATCATCCTGATCTTCCAGAGATCAAGGAAAGTTACAAAAGAGCCGTTACTTCAATGGTATTAGAGAACCAAGAAAAAGCGCTTAAAGAAGACGCTGCTTTCTTATCGGAAGCTGCGCCTGCGAGTTCAACTGGTTCATCTATACAAAATTGGAATCCTATTTTAATTAGTTTAGTTAGAAGAGCAATGCCAAACCTTATCGCTTACGATATTGCTGGCGTTCAACCTATGTCAGGTCCAACTGGTCTGATTTTCGCAATGAGAAGTAGATATACAACTCAAAGTGGTGGTGAAGCTCTTTTTGACGAAGCTGATACAGATTTTTCTGCTAGAAACAAAGCAGGATCATCTACAAGTGGGGCTTCCGCTGTAGCTCAGTCTGGTGAAAACCCAGCTGTACTTAACGACTCAATCGGCACATCTACTGGTTACACAACTGGTACTGCTATGACTACTGCTTACGCAGAAGCTCTAGGGGATGCTGCTGGTAATAGTTTTGCTGAAATGGCGTTCTCAATAGAGAAATCTACTGTAACGGCAGGAAGCAGAGCGTTAAAGGCTGAATACACTATGGAACTTGCTCAAGACTTAAAAGCAATCCATGGTTTAGACGCTGAAACAGAATTATCAAACATCTTATCTGCTGAAATCTTAGCTGAGATCAATAGAGAAGTTGTAAGAACAGTTTATAGAACTGCTGAAGTTGGCGCTGCTGACAATGATAATTCACATGCTGCAATCAATACAACAACTGCTGGTGTATTTGACCTTGACACAGACTCTAATGGTAGATGGTCTGTTGAGAGATTTAAAGGTCTTATGTTCCAATTGGAAAGAGATGCAAACACAATAGCTCAGAGAACAAGAAGAGGAAAAGGTAACATGATTATCTGTTCTTCAGATGTTGCCTCTGCATTACAAATGGCTGGTGTTTTGGATTACACTCCTGCGCTAAACAACAACCTTAACATTGACGATACTGGTAATACTTTTGCTGGTGTTTTAAATGGTAAATTTAAAGTTTATATTGACCCATATGCTGCTAACATGGCAAGCAATGCGTCACCTACTAAACAATACTATGTTGTTGGTTACAAAGGAACTTCTCCATACGACGCTGGATTATTCTATTGTCCGTATGTACCTCTACAAATGGTTAGAGCAGTAGGTCAGGATAACTTCCAACCGAAAATCGGTTTCAAAACTAGATACGGTATGGTAGCTAATCCATTTGCTGGTGCTTCTGCGTCAGGAAATATTACTGCTGACGGTGTTGGTGCAATCAACGCTAACAGATACTACAGACGTGTTCAAGTTACGAACATCATGTAATATTTGTTGAGAAACAAATTAGAAAAGGGCGGCCCTAAAAAGTCGCCCTTTTTTTTAGCATAAATAAAAGTATGAAGTATCTGATAGTTAGTGGAGATAGTAATACTGAAGCTAACTTTGAATCTATATCACATCCTGATTGGGACTTTAGTTATAAAAAGTGGCCTGAACTAT